TTAAGATTGCGTAAAGGATGGTTCGTTGGTCACTCAGAAGACCCAGAAGAAGACGATTACATTGAGACAAGAAGGATAACCATGTATGGCTGACCCTAATATTATCCCATTTGCTGAAGGCGCTCCAGCCGATAACCTTATGGTCGAAGAGCTTGCAGACGGTGATGTTCTAATTGGAGATCCAGAGCTAGACATGATGCAAGAAGTCGAAGACGCTGAGTTCGATCAAAACCTTGCAGAAACTATCGATGACAAAGAGCTATCCCGAAAAGCACAAGAGCTTGTTGGATTTTTTGAGAACGATAGGGCAGCTAGATCTGAATGGGAAGATCGCTACAAACAAGGATTGAAAACGCTAGATCCTGACGGTGGTCTGGACGAGAGCGAAGATGAGCGAGCCACTCGCGGCTTGTCTATCGTTGTCCATCCCATGATCGCTGAAGCCGCAACCCAGTTTAATGCCAAAGCAATAGCAGAGCTTTATCCAAGTGGTGGTCCAATCAAAACCGTTATTATTGGCGAACCTGATGAAAAAATGGAAGATCAAGCTCGCAGAGTGCGCGAGTTTATGAATTATCAGATTACGCAGGAAATGCCTGAGTATTTCCCAGATCTGGATCAAATGCTGTTTCACCTCCCACTGATCGGACATACGTTTAAGAAAGTTTGGTGGGATGCCAACATGGATCGACAGTGCAGCCAGTTCGTAAAAGCTGAAGACTTTGTAGTCGCCCCAGAAAGCAAAGATCTATACACCAGTCCACGCTACACGCACGTCATTAGAATGCCAAAAAATGACTTCAATCGCTACGTCAAAAACGGCTACTATCTTCCGACAAAGTATGTTGGCGAAAGTATTGACCCAATAGAAGACGTGATTGGTGAGATCGAAGGCGTTGATGAATACGGCGATGACAGCAATGACAATGTAATGACACTGCTCGAAATGCATGTCTATGATCTATTTGACGGCATTGATGGCGAAGAAGTTGACAGCGATGAGGAAGATGAAAACGCTGTCGCAATCCCATATGTCATTACCATAGATTACGAAAACCAAAATATTGTATCAGTCAGGCGCAACTGGAGACAAGAAGATGAAATGAAGAAACGCCGTGATTGGTTTGTTTCTTACAAATTCTTGCCCGGTTTGGGCTTCTACGGATTTGGCCTTTACCATATGATCGGCGGTCTGGGCAAAGCTGCAACTGGATCTCTTCGCGCCCTACTTGACAGTGCCGCATTTGCCAACATGCAAGGTGGCTTCAAACTGCGTGGCCGTGTCAATGGCGGTGACATGCAAATATCGCCCGGTGAGTTTGTTGATCTCGACAGTACAGTTGATGATGTAAACAAGGCAATCATGCCATTGCCATTTAAGGAACCAAGCAGTTCCCTGTTCAATTTGCTTGGCTACATTGTGGAAGCTGGCCAGCGTTTCGCCAGCACAGCGGATCTCAATGTCGGAGATGTTAATCCAAACGCTCCAGTTGGATCGACAGTTGCTCTGATTGAACAGGGGTCCAAGGCGTTTAGCGCAATCCACAAGCGGTTGCACTACGCGCAAGGGCAAGAGTTCAAACTACTTTCAGATCTGAATGCTGAAAATCTTCCTGATGAGTTCACCTTCGCACAAGCTGGATCTTCTGATATTATCTATCGCTCTGATTTTGATGATCGCATTGACATAATTCCAGTCAGTGATCCAAACATATTCTCAACTGCCCAGCGCATAGCACAAGCACAAGCTGTTCTGGAAATGGCAAGATCAGCTCCTCAGTTCCATGATTTGTATGCAGCCTACAAACGGATGTATGAGGCAATCCGAATACCGAATATTGATGAGATCCTGAAGAAACCAGAAGATGCTGTGCAGATGGACCCAATTGATGAAAACATGAGTGTGATGTACGGCAAACCGATTCGCGCATTTCCAGAGCAAGATCACGAAGCTCATATGGCAGTTCACATGCAATTTCTGCAAGATCCATCTTTGGCAGGCAATCCCGGCGCGAAAAAAATGCAGCCAATATTGATTGCACATATCGCAGAGCATATTGCGCTATTGTACCGTCAGCGCATGGAGGCAAGTGTAAATATGCCACTGCCACCACTGCCAGATTTTAAAGAGCTGAAGATTAAATTCAATGATGTAGATCCAGAGCAAGATCGCTTAATAAGTCAAAGAGCAGCGCAAGTTGTGGCAGCATCGCCGCAAATGAAGCAGATTGAGGCATTGCGTGGAATGGGTCAAAAGGGTGGACAACAAGGAAATCCTTTGCAATACGCACAAGAATTGGCCAAGCTGGAGACAGAAGCTCTGAAGGCGAGAACGCAGGCTCAGATACAAACGGATCAGGCCAAGGCGCAATCAAACATTCAGATCAAACAAGAAGAAGCAAGGCAAGATATGAAAATCGAAATGGCCAAGGCGCAGGCAGATTTGCAAGCAAAGGTCACCAAATTGGAGGCAGAATTGCAGCTTGAAAGAGAAAAGAACGCAGCTAAAATACAAATGGAGGCGATGAAGAATGTACCAAGAGTATAGACTTCCTCCAATAAATCCTGCTGCTTTTGGTGGGTTACCACAGCAGGGTCCAAGAGGTGGTCCTCCCATGTCTCCTCCCAGCATGTCTGGAGGACCACAAGGTCAGCCTCCTATGGATTTTAACAAGTATTTATTAAATAAAGTGATTGAAATCCGCAAGAGAATGGGTGCTGGTGACATGGGTGCTTTGTCAGCAATTGCAGATGCAATGCCACAGCCTCAAATGAATGTGGCGGCACAGCCTGCACCACAGCCTCCAGTACAACAACAAAAGAGGATGGCGTAATGTGTTTTGGTGGTGGAGGCGGCGGCGGTAGCAGCAATGACAACGACAATGACAGCGGAAGCAGGGGTAACAGCTTTACAGAATCGCTGGCAAACATCTTTACGCCAAACGATGGCGCGTCTTATGTTGGTGGGCAACTTGTAGATGACAACACTGGCCAATCAATATCTGCTGGTGGAACAACCTCAACAGGCAATGTTATTTCTGGTGTGGCAAATACAACAAGCAACGATAATCAGCCACTTCCATCTTCTGGAACTTCGGCAACTCAAGGGACTTCGGCAACTAAGGCAATTGAAGCAACTTCATCACTTGAAGATGCTACTTCTGAATATGATAAAGTATTAGCTGATTTAGTATCTAAAACTAATTTTACTGGATCAGGTGCAGACAAAAATGATAGAATGAGCCAGTTAGAATATGACGCAAGTTTAATCTCTGGAACATATGACACTTCTGGTTTAAGTGGTTCAGAAAAAACAGATATTTCAAATCAAGCGGCTTCAAAAACTTTTGAATATGAAAATCCAGAAGAGTTCACAAGATTACAACGTGAAGCAGAAAATCCAAGCGGTTCAAGAGGCGCTCTTAGCAATGTGCAAACAACAAGTGGCAGTGTTGCCAACAGTCTTACAGAGAGTTTTGCAAACATCTTTACGCCATTCGATGGGGCTTCTTACGTTAATGGTCAGTTAGTTGATGACGCTACTGGAGAGAGAATTTCTTCTGGCGGCACAACTTCAACAGGCAATGTTATTGCTGGAACTGCCAACACACGAAGCAATGACAGAATAACTTCATCCGAAAGAACAGGCGCTTTGCCTGCAACAATGGAAACGCAACCACTATCCACAGATGGTATTGAAAATTCTACAAGAGAAAACTTGGCAAACATCCTTACGCCATTTGATGGGGCTTCTTATGTTAATGGTCAATTAGTTGATGACGCTACTGGCGCGTCATTGACAGGTGGTGGCTACTCTTCAAAAGGTGATTATATATACGGCGTTTCTGATGACGCCAGCAATAATGTCCTAGACACAACTGGCATGAGTGCAAGCGAAGTTGCTAATGCAACAGCAGGCCAGCAAATGCTTGACGACATTCCACCAAGCGATTTGGCTTATTTTGCATCGTTTATACCGGGCATGGCCTTACCTGTGATAGGTGGTTTCTTAGGCGAAAAAATGCTTGAAGGTGGCATTGAAGAAAGAAAATCAATAATTGATCAGCAAGTTGCAGCATTGGAAATGGGTGCTACGCCGCAATTTGATTCTCAAGGAAATTACGTTGGGTTTGATAACTCAACAACTACTTCATTTGCTGATCAAGTTTTGGGCGCAGATGATATTCGTGCGTTTTTGCCTCCATCCACAGCGGCATCAAGTTTTAACGTCACGCAAACAGATATTGATCAGCTCAGAGCTTCTGGCTTTGAAGATCGGGCAAACGAATTGCAAGTCGGGCAGACTTTAAATCTATCAGCATTTGATAATCCAGCTTACAGCGCAGACGCAAATAACGATGGCATAAACGATTATGATCGTTTCCAAACAGTGTTTGGCGTTCAGTCAGCCGCTGCTGATGCAGATCCATACGGCATGAGTACAGAAAATGGCTTCATCACAAGTGGTGGAGTTGAATATTACATTCAAGGTGATGGTAGTGTTGTGCCGATTACTGGAACCAGTGTTTCTGGAACAGACTTTGTTCCATACAATGCAGCATTAGGTGGCATCGATGTAAGTGAAGTACCTTTCGATTTGCCTATTGATACACCTATTGTTGATGTACCTATTGATGTACCTATTGTTGATTTACCTATTGTTGATGTACCTATTGTTGAAGTCGATCCTGACGGTCCTGATTCACCTTTCAGTCCAATTCGATCAGATATTTATGGCACTAGAACAAATAGCGAAGACTATAATCGCCGTTTTAAAGGCGGTGGCATGGGAAATTACATGCCAGAATACTTACGGCGATATGCCAGTGGAGAATCAATTGATGAGTTGGTTCGTAAAACTACGTTGCCTGATGGAACTCCAGTATACGTAACCCCAGATGGACGCTATTTAAGAATAGAAGATTTTGCAGGAACTGCTTTATCTGATAAAATAACAAATGTAAAAGGTGAAGAAGAGCAATTTCTTCAAGGATATACTTTAACAGATGCGGCTGGAAATGTGACAACATACACTAGCGATGGGTCAATTATCTCCAATGCACTTGGCGAGCCAGTTGACTTTAATACGTCATAATAAAAAAGGAAAATAAAATGGAAGAAGAAATTAAAGGAAATCCAGATTATCAACTGGTAATGAGGTTTTTGCAGCTCATAAAACCGGGCGATATGGATGAACAATCGGCAAATCAAATGATGATGATTGGTCAGCGCATTCAGAATGGCGGCACTTTGTCGGATAAAGAACGCGAAATGTTCCAGAGTGTTGTCGGCGCAATGCCAATGGACCCCAATTCAGCGGTTCGTGAAGGCGAAATGTCATACCAAGTCGATGATCGTATGGAGAGGATGACTCCAAGTGAATACGCAGCAGCGGTTGAGAGTGGCCAAATAACTCCAGATCAACTTATGATGGAATCTTCAGGTTCAACCATGACAGACGCAGAGCGCATTATGGCTGAAGAAGATGCATATTTTAAGCGTTTGCGTAAAGAGCAAGAGCAGATGTATAATATGAGCCAAGAGGCAATGCGCCAACAAATGCAAGGCTCTGCACCAATGACATCGCCGCGCCCAATGGCGCGACCAACACGATAGGAGGCTATTATGGCTGAAGTAAATGTAGAAAACATGGAAGAAAATGCGGAGCTTTTTATGGAAAAAATGGGCTTTCCGCATGACGCAGAAGGCTTGGAAATGAGCGATGACCAGCTTGTTAACTTCCTATTGCTTTGTCATCAAATGCAGTACGGCATGATGCATGATGATGAAGAAGAAATGTATGAAGAAGAAGAAATGATGATGCCTCACGGCAATGACGTTAAGGTCAAGGTGATGAAGCTTGATGGCGGCAATGTCCATGAAATGATGAACGAACTTCTGGGCGGCTGATATGCCTGTTCGCAAGGTCAAAGGCGGCTATCGCTGGGGCAGCAAAGGCAAGGTTTACAAGACCAAGGCCGAAGCTGAAAAGCAAGGT